GGGTGGGGGGGCCGCCGGTCCCAGCGCCTGGTGGGGGCCACCCTGGCCACCTACGGCACCACCTGCCATCTATGCGGTGAGCCCATCACAGACCTCGACCGCACAGGCCCCCGATCAGGCTGGCCATCCGCTGATCACCTTGTCCCACGCTCACGCGGTGGAAGCGATTCGATCGAGAATCTTCGTCCGGCGCATCTCGGATGCAACAGCTCCAGGCAGGCCGCCGCTCTGAAAAAGAGTGGCCGCGTCGTCGATGGCCGATCGTTTTTTAAGCCGTGACGGCCTCGGAAGCCTCGCGCCGCCCCTTCTTTTTTCCCCCAACTCCAGAATAAAAACGCTGGAACCGCAACGAAAACCACGAACATGACAGAGTATTTACCCGGGATGAGCCCCGGTCCCTCCCAAATGGAGGCCGCCGCCGAAGAGACCATTACCGCGCTCAAAGACGCGGGCCTGATAGGCCGCGAGCACGCGGCCACCATCCAGCTGATCCGCGAGCTGGCCCGCACCATCGCTGCAGGCGCTCAGCAAGCGAAAACCAGCGTCCCGCAAGCCGCTCAACAGTTGATGGCCGCCCTCGACTCCCTCCCAAAGCCCCCCGAGACCACCGCCGACGATGCCCTGGCAGCGGCCATGCGCGGCCCCAGCGACGGCGGTGAGGGACAGTGACCGCCGCGCCCGCCAGGTACGCCACCGCCCCCACCCCCGGCGCGATCCACGAGACGACCATGGTGGAAACGATGGCCCGCATGCTCGGCACGTCTCTGATGCCCTGGCAGTCCCAGGTCGCGCGGGTCGCGACCGAACGCAACGCAGCGGGCGACGGGTGGCGGTGGCCGACGATCGTCCTCACCGTCCCCCGTCAATCGGGGAAAACGACACTCATGAGGGCCGTCATGGCTCAACGGACCCTCCGCTATCCCCGCCACCAAGCGTTCTACACCGCGCAGTCCGGGAAAGACGCCCGCGCCCGGTGGCGCGACCTGGTGGACATCGCAGACATCAAGTTCCCGCACCTGGTGACGATCCGGCGCGGCGCGGGCGCGGAATGCATGGAATGGAACAACGGACACGGCCAAGTCCGCGTATTCGCCCCGACGCGGAAGGCTCTGCACGGCTACACGCCGCCGCTGGTGATGATGGACGAAGCTTTCGCCTACGACGAGGCCCTGGGAGCCGCCCTCATGGGCGCGATCGTGCCCGCGCAGTCCACCCTCCCCGACCGTCAAATGTGGATCGTATCCACCGCGGGCGACGCAGACTCCACATGGCTCAAATCGTGGGTAGACAAAGGCCGGGAAGCAGCGGCCGACCCCCTGAGCGCCGTCGCCTACTTCGAGTGGTCAGCCCCCGAGGGCGCGGACCTGAACAACCCGCAAACGTTCACCACCTTCCACCCAGCCGTCGGATACACGCAAACAGTGGACACCCTGGCCGCCGCGCGCGACACCATGGACCACGGCGAATACATCCGCGCGTTCGGGAACCAGTGGACGCGCTCAAAGACCACCGTGATCCCAGCAGACACGATCGCCGCCTGCGAATCCGACGCGCAGACACCACCCCAGGACCTCACGGCCGTCACGCTCGGCTACGACGTCGCCCCCGACCGGTCCGCCGCCGCCATCTGGGCCGCCTGGAGCGACGGTGCGGGCCACCACATCCGCCCCTACCTGTCCAAGCCCGGCACCGCATGGCTGATGCCCTCCCTCGCCGACGCGGCCGCCGACGGCATGCGCCTGGCCGCCGACGACGGCGGGCCCGCCCGGTCCATCACGGCGCGCCTGCGCCTCGAAGGCATCGAGGTCGCCACACTGACGGCCCGGGACTTCGCGTCGGCGACCGGTGACCTCATCGAGGCCATCCAGGTCGGCCGCGTGGACCACCCAGGCGACCCAGGGCTACTCGACGCGCTCGACGGCGCAGTGCTGCGCCGCCTCGGAGAAACCGACGCATGGAGCCGACGAGACAGCACAGGCCCGATCCACGAGCTGATCGCCGCGACCGTCGCCCTGCGCGCCGCAACATACACCGCCGCCGCCCCAATGCCCCTGGTGATCGCATGAGCGCCCACATCCGCCTCGACCGCTCCGCCTCATCCGTCCTCGCCGTGTGTTCATGCGGATGGCGCGACCTCGCCCTGAACGCCGCCGCCGCGCGGGCTCTCGCCTGCGCCCACGAAGCCTCCTGCCACCCAGAGACACAGACCTACCGGCAAGCCACATGCCACGCCGCGCGCCGCATCGTTCGATGAACGTCAATACCCGCCCACATCATGGATCGCATGTTCACCTCGTTGCGCCGCATGCTCGGCCTGGACCGATCCACGGCCCTCTCATCCCCATGGGCTGACCGCGCCGCCCTCCAGGCCGCAACATTCGCGCACCTGACCGGCGTCGAGCTCGATACGCTTCCCCCCACCCGCGCCGACGCCATGACCGTCGCGGCCGTCGCCAAGGGCCGCAACCTCATCACCGCGTCCATCGCGAAATGCCCCATGGTCGCCATGCGCGGCACCGAAGTCATGGCCGACGCCCCCACAATCCTCACCCAACCCGAGCTCGGCCGCCCGAGATTCCAGACCATCACATGGACCGTGGACGCCATGATCTTTTACGGCCGCGCATGGTGGCACGTCACCGACTGGACGGACGCCCGCCCCGCCCGCATCCAATGGGTCCCCGAATGGGAAGCCACACCCACCAGCGACGGCGCGTCCCTGACACAAGCGTTCGGCCGCCCCGTGAACCCCGCCCACATCATCCGCATCGACGCCCACCACGAAGGAATCCTGACCTACGCAGGCCCCCGCATCAGATCCGCTATGCGCCTGGACCGCGCCGCCCTCACCGCATCCACCAACCCAGTGCCCTCCGTCGAACTCCACCAAGTCAGCGGCACCCCCCTCACCGCCGAGGAAGGCCGCAAACTCACCGCCGACTACGCCGACCAGCGCCGCACCCACGGCGTGTCCTACACCAATCAGTCGATCGAGACCCGCACCCACGGCGCACAGCCAGAGAACCTTCTCGTGGACGGCCGCAAGGCCGCCGCCCTCGACATAGCCCGCGTCCTGGGACTGCCCGCCTGGACCGTCGACGCATCCGTCGAAGGCACATCCCTCACCTACTCCAACGTCCCATCACGCAACCGCGAGCTCATCGACTATGGCCTCGACCCCTACATGAGCGCCATCGCAGACCGCCTCAGCATGGACGACATCCTGCCTCGGGGCCAGTGGACACGATTCAACACAGACGCCCTCCTGCGAGATGACTTCAACACCCGCATGACCGGCTACAAAACAGCCCTGGAAACCGGCATCTACACCCTCGACCAGCTCCGCGATCGTGAACGCGGCATCCCCCTCGAAAACTAAAGGACAAGTCAATGAACACCACCCCCGCCGTCCCCACCGTCGTGCGCGCCGCCCTCCAGGCCGCCGTAGACGAAGAAAAACGCACCATCACAGGCACCGCCACCCTCATCGGCACAGCGGCCGACGCCTCCACCGGCCGCGTCCAATTCGAGCCCGGAAGCCTGCACTTCCCCGCCAACCTCACAAACGTCAAGCTGTGCATCGAGCACGACCACCACCAGGCCGTCGGCTACGCCACCGCCGCCAAATTCGTGGACGACCGCCTCGAAATGACATTCCACATCCCCGACGGCCCCAAGGGAGACGAAGCACTCGCCTCAGCCGCAAACCACCTCCGCGACGGCCTCAGCGTCGGAGCCTTCCCCGAAGACGACGGCGCACGCTACGTCCACGGCACTCAAACACTGGTCGTCACCAGCGCCATCGTCCGCGAGGTATCCCTCACCGCCATCCCCGCGTTCGACGCCGCCCGCGTCACCGACGTGAAAGCAACCCACCAGGAAGGAAACCCCATGCACAACACCACACCCACCACCACCGCGCCAGAACCCCAGGCCAGCGCCCCCAGCGGCGTGGTCCTCGCCGCCCCACCCGTCGCCGCCCCCCGCCCCGCCCTCGACTCAGTGCGCGCCGCCGCCCGAGCCCTCACTGAGATGGTCGCAGCCGGCCAGGGCGTTGACGCCATCATGGCCGCCCTGAACACGACGACCATCGACGACGACGCGGGCACCGGTTTCATCGGCCGCCCCACCTGGCTCGGGGAGCTCTGGGCGGCCCGCCGCACTGACCGGCCCCTCATCTCATCCCTGACATCACGCCCCCTGGGGCGCACCACGAAGGTCAAGGGCTGGCAGTGGGAAACCCGCCCCGAGGTCGGGAAATGGGCCGGGAAAGGCACGGACATCCCCTCCAACAAGGTCAAAACCAAGCCCATCGAGGACGGCGTGATCCCCATCGCAGGCGGATGGGACGTGGACCGCATGTACGTGGACCTGGGCGACCCGGACTTCATCGAAGCCCTGTTCAGGGCGGCCGTGGAGGACTACGCCCTCAAGAGTGAAGCAGAAATCACAACCAAGGTCCTTGCGGCCGCATCGAAGATCACCGCATCCAACGATCTCGCCGCGGCGCTCGTGACCCTCGGCACGGCCGCATCGAAGATCGGTAGCCGCGTCGATTTCGTGTCCTTCGGAACTGACGTGTGGGCAAAATTCACCGCCCTCAAGCGCGACGACGTGCCCTGGTGGATCACCGCGGGTGACCGCCTGAACCTGTCCACCACCACCGCCGACGTGAACGGCTTGCGCCTATTCGTCAACCCCGCGCTGGCCCCCGGAACGATCCTCGCAGGCGACGGTCGCGCCGTGACCTTCTACGAGAACGACGTGCCGATCCGCGTCAACGCCGTGAACCTCCCCAAGGGCGCGGTGGACCTCGGATTGTTCGGATATTGCGGCGCGATCGTCAACGACTCGGCCGCCCTCATGAAGATCGAGGCCGCCTGATGGACGCCGCCGACCTGGCCGCCCGCGCGGCGGCCTGGATCAAGCTCACCGGCGGGCCGGACGAGGCGATGCACGCATGCGCGCGTGCCACCGCTGCGTTCGTCGCCTCCCTGCCCGCCGGTGCGGCCCCATGGACGGACACTGTCACCCTCGGAGCGGTCATGCTGTGCGCGCGCCTCTACCGACGCCGCAACAGCCCCGCAGGCATCGAGGCCCTCACAGACCTCGGCACCTCCTACGTCAGTAGGTACGACTCCGACATCGCCCGCATGCTCCGAATCGACACGTTCATGGGGCCGGTAGCGGTATGAGCCTCCTCGCCCAAGCGGCCCGCGACCTCATCGACACCCTCGCCAGCTGGGGGATCGACGCCACCGCCACCCCCGAGACACTGGCAGTCCCCGGCGCGCTCATCGCCCCCGACACGATCACCACCAGCATGGGCGGCGCACTGTCCATCACCTGGGACATCTACCTCATCGCCCCCGACAACGGCGACCCACTCACCCCCCTCGGCGACCTCCTCGACCTCGTGCGCGAGCACATCACCACACCCACCGTGGACGCCGCCACCCTCACGGTCGCCAACCACAGCCCCGACCCACTGCCCGCCCTCCACCTCACCCTCACCACGGAGACCGCACCATGACCACCACCATCACCCGCCTCGGACCCGGCACCCTCGTATTCGGCAAAAAGGAAGCCCTCTTCAAGTTCGAGCAGCAGGTCACCAAATGCGAAGTAGTTCCCAAGGTCACCACCGGGAACCCCATCATCGTGCTCGACGGCACCACGGTCCCCGGCAAACGCACAGAATCATGCTCCATCAAAGGCACGATCCTCCAGGACCTCGGTGCCGACACCTCAATCGTCGAATGGACCTGGAAGAACCGAGGACAGACCGTCCCCTTCGAATTCATCCCCTCCAAGAAAGGCGGGAAAGCCGTTCGAGGCGAATGCACCATCGAGCCCGTCAGCATCGGCGGGGAAACAGATGAGCAGCAACTCACCACAGACTTCGAGTTCGACTGCCCATCCTTCCCCTCCCTGGAGGACGCAGCGAAGATCGGCGTCTGATGGCCAAGAAAAGCCTGGTCCAAGTCGAGGGCGCGGGCCGCCTGCGCGCCACCCTGAAGCAGGCGGGCGACGACCTCACCCAGCTCAAAGACATCCACAACCAAGTGGCCCGCACCGTCGCCCAGGCGGCCCGCACCCCCACCCGCACCGGCCGCCTCGCCCAGACTGTGCGCGCCGGGTCATCCAAAACCGCAGCGATCGTCAAAGCCGGATCAACCATCAAGGGGAAAACCCCCTACGGCTCCGTCATCCACTGGGGATGGAAAGCCCGGCACATCACCGCCCAACCCTGGCTCACCCAGGCGGCCCGCGCCACCGAGCCCACATGGACAGAAAAGTACCTGTCCGAAGTCCAAAAGATCATCGACCAAATCGAGGGAGCATAAGCCATGCAGTCACTGACCGTCACCATCGCCACCGACCTCATCGACGGCACCATGCGCGAAATCGACGTGCGCACCGACAACAGGGACTCCATCAGGTGGGACCTGAGGCGCGGTAAAGAGAAATGGCCGCCCCAGACCGAGGCCCCCACCTTGTTCGCCACGTTCATGGCCTGGAGCGCCCTCACCCGCACCGGAGAGATCAACGCCCCATTTGAAACCTTCGTCGAGCACGTGCCCTACGCCACCGCCCGCCTTGACGACGTGGACCCTACCCGACCGGCCACTGGCGCCGACTCCTAATATCCCTCGCCATCGCCACTGCCATACCCGTCTCCGAATGGGAGGCGATGAGCGACCGCGACATCGCCACCGCCATCGAGCTACTGGAGGCCCACCATGGGTAAAACCGCTATCCTGTCGATCCGCATCGTCGCCGACGCCAAGGGCGCGAAACGCGACATGGATCAGACCAGCGAGTCCGTGGGCAAACTGGAGCAGGGCCTCGCACAGGCCGCCGCGCCCGCCGGGGTCGCCGTCGCCGCGATCGGTGCTCTCGGCGCGGCCGCCGCATCCAGCGCCAGCGAGCTACAGCAGTCCCAAGGCGCGGTCGAATCGGTTTTCCAGGACCAAGCCAGCACGATCATCGACGCCTCCCAGCGGTCCGCCGACGCCGTAGGCCTCGCAGGGTCCGAGTACCAGAACCTCTCTGTCATCCTCGGCTCCCAGCTCAAGAACATGGGCACCCCGATGGATGAGGTCGCAACGAAAACCGGTGACCTCATCACCCTCGGTAGCGACCTCGCCGCGACGTTCGGGGGGACCACAGCTGATGCGGTCAGCGCCATCAGCTCCCTCATGCGCGGTGAGCGCGACCCCATCGAGCGGTACGGCGTGAGCATCAAGCAGGCCGACATCAACGCGAGATTGGCCGCCGAAGGGCTCGACGGCCTCACGGGTGACGCGGCGAAGGCGGCGGAATCACAGGTCACGCTCGCTCTCCTGAGTGAGCAGACGGCGGCCGCTCAAGGTCAGTTCGCACGCGAGACAGACAGTGCGGCCGGATCGCAGCAGATCGCCACCGCGAAGTGGGAGGACGCGCGCGCGAAACTCGGTGAGGGCCTACTGCCCATCGTCACAGCCTTCGCCCAGGCCATGAGCGGCGCGGCTGGGTTCGTCTCCCAGCACTCCGGTGCCGTCGTCGCGGCCGTCGCCGTCATCGGCGGATTCGCCGCCGCGATCCTCGCTGCCAACGCCGCCATCAGCGCGTACCACACCATCCAAACTGTCGTCAAGGGTGCGACGGTCGCTTGGAGTGCCGCGCAGGGCGTCCTCAACGCCGTCATGGCCGCGAACCCCATCACCCTCATTGTCGTCGCCATCGTCGCCCTCGTGGCCGCCGTGGTCCTCGCGTACAACAAGTGCGAGTGGTTCCGCAACTTGGTCAACAGCATCTGGGAGACCATCAAGTCCGGCGCGAAAGCAGTGTGGGACTGGATCAAGCCAGTTGTCGACGTTTTCTGGGGATTCGTGGACGCCATCAAATCCGCATACGAGTGGGTCAGGGATCTGTTCTCCAACTTCCACGCCCCGCAGTGGCTCACCAGCATCCTCGGATGGATCGGCCTCACCGCAGGATCAGGCGCGGGCCCCGGCATCATCCAGGCCTCAGCGGGACAGCCACTGGCCGCCCCGCGCCTGTCCCGCGCCGCCCTCACCGGCCGCGCCGCCCCCCAAGTCAACAACGTCACCAACATCACCGTAGACGGAGCGCTCGACCCCATCAGCGTCGCCCGCCAAATCGGCGACATGCTCGCGGACTACGGCGTCATCCAGGGCGGCGGTGTCGTCGCATGATCCGAGCGCCCAAGGTCCTCATCAACGGATACACCATCAACCCTTCCAGCAAGGGGTACCTGACCGCGCCCACCGTCGTCGCCCCCCTGTCCATCACATGGGGCCGCACCACTCTCATCGGCCACACAAGCCCAGCCACCGCCACCATCAACATCGACTTCTCTCCCACCATATCCATCGGCAACTACGCGCCCCTGGGCGCAAAAGTCCTCATCACCGACCCCGACGGCACCCCCTACTTCGTTGGAACCATCCGCGCCATCGAGGTCACCGCCCCCACCACCCCCAGCGCCGCCGCCCACGCGAAAATCACCGCCACTGACTGGATCACAAGTCTCACAGGTGCGCGCATCAACGTCCTCCCCGGCGCGTCCTACGAGGCCATCCTCCCAGCCCACGGCGGCGGCCAATGGATGAGCGCCCCACAAGAAAGTGCCCACGATCGCGTCAAGCGCTTCCTCGAAGCGATCCACAAGGGAGCCACCCTCGACATGCCCAACGGCTACTACAGCCCCGACGCATCCAACCTCTTCTTCGCGCCCATGCGAGAACTCGGCCACAAGTACCCCAACCAATTCTCAGGCAACGCCTGGCAAAACATCACCCGCACACTCTCAGGCGCGGCCGCCACCATCCACCACACCCCCACCTCCACCAGCGAGAACAGCTGGACAGTCGTCCCATGGGGCGAAGGCGTACCCATCTGGTTCGGCACACTCAGCGCACGCCTACTCACCGGCACCATGAGCGCCACCACCTCCATCAACGCGCGCACCGACCTCATCGAAGCCACCTACTGGCACATCAAAAACGGCTCCGCCGAACGCTACGACCCCAAGCCCTTCTACCGATCCAAGACACTACGATCCAACCCCCAAACATCCATGCGCCTCGAAACAGACACCAGCACATACCAACAAGTCGCGGGCGGCGCGCGCACCGACTACACCCACATCGACCGCCTCATCACCCGCGTCCAAACCATCCTCAACGGGAACACCTGGAACCTCAGCAACTTCATCCCCCGCATCACCCAAGGCCAAGACGGATCACCCAACGACACCCTCACCCGCCAGCTCCTCACCCCCGACACCCGATGCCGCATCAGCCTCACCCTCACAGACCTCCCCGCATGGCTTGGCCTCCCCCGATTCACGCGCATCAACCCCCTCGGCGGCACCAACCGGTGGGACGGCCGCCAATGGACCATCGAACTCAACTGCGCCAGGCAAACATTCTGATCTGAAAGGACACCAACCATGGCACCCAACCCGGCCGTAACAGACACCAACTGGAGCCCCAACTACTCCGAAGGCCGCCCCCTTGGCGACCCCCTCGGCATCGTCATCCACCACTGGGGGATCGACGGACAGACACACGACGGCGTAGTCCGGTACCTCAGCCAGGACCGGGGATCGTCGTCCACGTCGGCCCACTACGTCGCCAGCGCGGGACGTGTTACCCAGCTCGTGCATGACTATGACAGGGCGTGGCACTGCGCGGGCAACAACGCCCGCACCATCGGCATCGAGTGCCGTCCCGAAGCGTCGAACGACGACTACGAGACGATCGCGGGCCTCATCGCCGCGATCCGCGCCGAATGGGGCTGGCTGCCCCTGTCCGCCCACGCCGACCACTTCCCCACCGCGTGCCCCGGCCGGTACATCCCCTGGCTGGGCTGGCTCTCCGACCGCGCCGACCAAATTAACAACGGCACCGCGCCTCGCCCGTCCATCTCCGAGCGCCGCGCCGACGGCCTCGCCGTGGACGGCGTATGGGGCCGCCTCACCACGCTTGCCCTCCAGGCCTACTACGGCACACCCGCCGACGGCATCGTCTCCAGCCAGTCCGCCCGCAACAGCCAGTACGTGCCCGCCGCTGGCACCGGCTGGGAGTGGACCCCAGACCCCGACGGCTCCACCGTCATCGCCGCCCTCCAACGCCACGTCGCCTCCGACCCCGACGGCATCGTCGGCTACGACACCGCCCGCACCCTACAGACGCACCTCGGCGTGCCCGCCGACGGATACATCGGGTACGCCACCACCGCCGCACTCCAGGCCCGCCTCAACGCGGGCACCCTCTGACGAAAGGAAAATCCCGTGACCACCCCCACGCCCCCGCGCCACGCCGCCGCCCCGACGCCCCAGCCCATCGGATGGCTCACCCCACAGGTCCGCCGCTACATCTACAACATCGCTATCGCCGCCCTCGGCGTCGCCATCGTCTACGGCCTCATCGACGGACAGCACGCCGCCGCCTGGGAGGCTCTGGCCCTCGCCGTCGTCGGCCTCGCCCGCGCCCACGTCCCCACCGGCGGCGCTCAATGAGCATGGTCCCCGAGGTCATCGGGGCCGTCGGCGGCCTCGGCGGCCTCGGGGCCCTCGTCACCGGCGTCGCCTCCCTCCTGGAGGCGCGCCGTGTGCGCTCCAGCGTCGAGCCGAATCACGGCTCGTCGCTCGCTGATTCCATCCACCGCGCCGAGGCCGCGATCTCAGAGATCCGGTCCGACGTGCGATCCCTCGATCACCGTCTCGGCTACGAGCTCGGAGAGATCAGGCGCACCGCCGACCTCGACCGCGCCGACTACGACGCGAGGATCCGTCGCCTGGAGGCCCGCCGCCGCTAGACGGCAGCCTTACGCGATTGCCTCGACGACCTCGCGCACGTCGTCGTCGGGGACGAGGATGTACCGAAGCGTCGTCGAGGGCGAGGCGTGTCCGAGTGCGCGTTGGACCGCAACCAAGTTCCGCGTCCGCGCGAATCCTGTTGATGCGAAAGCATGCCTGAGCGCATGCATCGTCGTGCCCTCCGGTAGGGCACGTCCCACGAGTCGCCCTACCCACGCGGGGGACAAGTGCCCATGGTCCGCGCCGGGGAAGAAGAATCCAGACGGCAGGTCTAGAAGTACGTCCGCCAGCGAATGGGGCAGTGGGAGGGCCCTCGTTTTCCCTCCTTTCCCGTGGACGACAAGCGACCAGCCCGCGAGGTCGCGCACAAGATCACGGGTATGGGCGCGCGCAACCTCGCCGCGCCTCATTCCCAGCTCTGCGCCAAGCCTCACCATGAGTCGCACGCGCGGATCATCCGCGCACCGCGCCGCTGCAATGGCTCCCGGCGTCGCGGGGCGCGGGGCTGGGTCCGATTGTCGCACAGACGGGACCGGCGGTACGACCTCGATGTAGCCTACGCCCTGCGCCCACCTATAGAACTGGCCAATGCTCTGGTGGGCCGACCGTCTCGTGTCGCGCGCCCAATCATGCGCCCCCGACCACTCGACGATCGATAGCGGGCCGACTGTCCACGGCCCCGCCCGCAGGTCGCGGGCGAACCTGTTCACCCACTCGATCCTCAGACGGATCGTTTCCGGCCGTCTTCCGCCAGCGGCCAGTGCCGCGGTCCACTCACTGATCGGCCCCGCCCACCCCTTGGGCACAGGTTTTGGCTTCATACTCATGATGATTACTCTGCATCTATCGCGCCTTCCGCGCCCGGCATCATGCTGCCGGGATCCACGATGTAGGATCGCCCCACGGGTGCGGTCCACTAATCCGTAGGTTGGGGGTTCGAGTCCCCCTGGGCCTACTCGCCCGCCCCAGCCCC